AATTGGTTTAGTTATTTTTTTAACTAATTTACCTAAGAAATATCCTTGTCTCTGGTCTTCGAGACCCATAATGCCACCCATATTACGCATTTGTCTTTCCATATTCATTCTTGAAATTGCCATAATCTTACCTTTTTATTGTCTTTTTCTCCTATAATCAATCATATATTTCTAGCATATCCACTATGCCACCATCAGCTAAACCATATCCACCCATACCTGCAGCTGCGTTTGCAGCGGACACTGCTTGTGCTTGAGAGGCACTTAAACCAAGACCTCCTTGTTCTCTAGATCTGGTTAAATTACCGCCACCTCCACCATCAGATTGTCTTTGCATTCTTTGATTATCTGCTGCAGCTTGCGATCTAGCCTGAGCCTCTGCTACTTTTCTATTATTTTCAGCTATCTTTTCGTTAATTTTTTGTTGTTCTATTTGTTTTTGTCTAAATAAAAATTTATTTCTTAACATATT